ATCCCATAGCGCCCACAGGTCTGGCATTGGCAGGCTCGACAGTGCAGCCACTTGGGCTGATACTGACTGGGTAGTTTGGTTCATGTGGAACTCCTTTATTGATAGGGGTTCGTATGAACGCGCTGGTGACCAGAAAAGCCAAGTCCAACTTGTCTTTCATTTTCATCTGTCGCGTCCTGACCACTGGTGTAAGTGCGCATAATGGCAGCAGCCAGGATGGATGTGATCTCGGCCGCTCGCTGGCGCGCTGACATCTGTTCGGGGGGAATGAGTTTGATGGGTTTCATGGTTTGCAAAGGGCATTTGAAAGACCCACAAATCATGAATCAAATCCTCCAAGATGATGGGTAAGGTAGGGCAACGCCGAGCAATCGGAGCCCTTTTTTGATGATCGACGCGTTTGCCAGCCAGCCCGTGAATCAGGTCGCCAATTCTTCCAATTGAGTTGCGACCTTGGTTTCGTCGTCATCAACGGGTTCATCGGACATCGGCAGGTTCAACTGCCATGCGCGTGCACCTTTAACTTTTACCAAGTAGTCTCGCCATGGTGATGTTTTCGAAAAAAGGTTCGTTGGCGATTCGCAGCTTGTGTCCGCCATTAATATCTTGGTATTCACGTGTGGTGTCTCGGTGGCAAATGCATCGACCAGCCGTTGTAAAACCTTGATTTTCCCAGCACCTGTAACGCGCCATGGTGCTTTTCCGGGGAGATGCAATACTGCTGACTGGCCGTCTGACGATACCTTCAGTTGGATGCTGGTGCCACCCATCGCCGCCAACTGGCCATGACGATATGCGACCTTGAGTCGTGCATCGTCAATGACAGTGGCAGATTTACCCACGGCCAGCACATCTTCGATGGCGACGATGACATTCGTTCCCGCAAACGCAAAAGGGATGGCCGCTGTGGTCAAAACGATTCCAGGCACGGTTCGCGGCCGCAACCGTAGTGCCGCATCCACCCTGGCGTACTGCCGCTCGTTGGACATTTTGGTGGCAAAGTAGAGTGCAACAAGGTGTCCGTCGATATCAATTTCACCGAGGAATACTGGCTCATCATCCAAACCCTTGCCGCGCAACCCACGCAAGGAAGTTCCCAGCGCGGTAATGATTTCCTCTCGCAACCAGTTAAAGTCAACTTTCCAGCGGCGTGCATGTTTGGCTGGCAGGATGATGTCATGCCCACTGATTGGGTCGCGATATTGAACTTGGCTGGGGTCAACGCAGCGTTCCAGCTTGACCGTAAAGCGCTCGCCATCGGCACAGTCCACGACTTTTTCCGTGATGCGGTCTGCCTCAATGAGAATCCCCTCATCTGCGAATCGGTCAATGTTGATGTCCAGATGCGCCAGGGCAAAACCGTCCATCGGACTGATTGCATATTCCAGCAGGCGCGCGACCTCTTTGATAAACGTGGGATCGTCTATTCCCGAGCCTGGATGCAAGGGTTTGAGCGCACCCAAAGTTTCGAGTAATTGAGTGCCAATCCGACGCATGCGGGGATCGCGTTCGCCCTGCAAACTGCATCGCCCGGGCTCCGCCAACATGATCGACAGTGGCGTTTCGACCTTTTCGCCTTCCAGTACCAGGTCAGCTACCAGAGTTACACCAAGAATGGCGCCGGGTTCTGAGAAGGGATGACCGTTCCAGCGGCCGCCGATGACATCTTGCAGGTCGACACCGCTGTCGATATGCAAGGTGACTGCATCGGTGGCGTGGTGAAGTAAGGCTTTGGCCTCGGTCAGATAAAGGCGTTCGACCTTGGCTCCGTCAATCTGTGGCTTGACATCTTTCAGTGGCTGTGCAAACGGAGATAAGTCGTAACGCGAACGATTCAGCGGACGGTTCGATAACGGTATTTTGAAGCCGTGTTTTGACAGAACATCCGCCAACGGCGCTCTGGTGGACAAGGTGTGTGCATAGACTTCAACCACCCTGCGATCTGCTGAGTAAACCAGTGTGGCATCGCGTGCAGGGAAATAGAAAAAGCTCTTGCGCTTGCGGTTCACCATTTGAATGGCAGAAACCTGATCACCAGCAAAACGCACCACCAAAAAATGTATTGTCTTGCTGGTGCCATTTTTGTCTGGATCGAGCATCGGGACGTAGACCAGTTCGCATGGCTCGGCTAATCGCATCACCTTGGTCAGCTGCGTTTCCAGTTCCTTCTTGACGGTGTCATTCCAAATGAACGGTGGCGGCTCATCGTCGCATGGAACGTCAAAAGCATCATACAAACGCTTGTTACCGCGAATGTCGCCTGTGTTCAAAATGGTCTCGGCTACATCAAACAGTCGTGCGGTGTCGTCAGAGTGGGTGCGCATCCAGATAGCACGCCCCATTTCCCCACCTTCCTGACCCAAGAATTCACCCTGAAGGTCAGAATCGTGCAGTTGGTCAGCAACAGTAGAGAGAATCGCTGCGCCGCGTGGCGAGGTCAAACGCATGACCCGCAACGCCTCGCGCTCGGCCGAATCCCGATGTTCCTTGCGTAAATTCTTGATGTGTTCCAGCAAGTTGGTGCACAAATCGTTCTCGTTTTGAGACCAGTCGAAACCTCTGACCAGTGCTTGGCATTCAGTAAGACAGCTGAATGTCTTAAGGATCGATATCGGCGCCTTCTCAATCAGATCAAGTAAGCAGTGTGCGTTTGTGAGGGTCTTTTTGCCCATGATTTTTCCCTTCGGCCGTCTTACATGGCCACAGTCCATTGGCGCATCACCGCCACTGTTTGAGTTAAACCCTGCGCTAGCAAGGTGTCCAGGTATTCGTCTGCCGTTTTGGGTGGTGATTTCAAAGACCGTCGGTGACTGGCCGCAGCCTCCAGCACACCGGCAGGGTGCAGATCCAGAAGATCCACGATGAAGTCGTCGGGGTGCTGCGCGGCAAGGCTGTAGGGCTTGAGCGCACTGTCCGGGAAATCTTTCAGGTTGAATGTGACGATCAGGCTCGCTCCGCAATGAATGGCGGCGGCGACTACATGGCGGTCGTGCGGATCAGGCAGGCTGATGGACGAAATCATGTACTCGAAATCACTGACCACGCAGTCGCGCACAGAATGATTCATTCGATTCCGTGTTCGCTCCAGGCGATCACGGCTGAGATCAGGCCGATTCGCATGAACATTACGTATCCACTCGTCGTGAATCATGTTGCTCCAGCGTGCCCGAAAAAGATCGGAGAGCGCCAGATGCATCAGCAAATCGCGCAGCGGCGCTGGGTAGAGCACGCATGCGTCGTAAACAACTGTGAAGTGCGAACTCATGGGCGTTAATACCCCATTTCGAGTTCTTGTGCCTCCGCAGCCAACTCATCCAAGGTTTTACGGCGCTCGGTGTCAATGCGTTTTTTGTACTCAATCACGTCTTGGTAGCGCACCCGGCGATGGGTGCCGATTTTGTGGAAAGGCATCTCACCTTTCTCAAGCATCTGAACCAGGAACGGTCGTGAAACATTGAGTACGTCAGCGGCTTCCTGCGTGGTCAATTCGGCGTGGATTGGAATGATGGACACCGCATTGCCTTGTCCGATTTCTGTCAAAACCTCCACCAGCAGACGCAGGGCCGAGGTAGGGATGTGCACAGTGCGCACTGCGCCTTTTTCGTCATGAAAGTCAATTTGCTGGGTTTCGGCACGGGTTAGCAACACGGTTGATAAGGCGCGCCCTGACTCTCGAGCAAGCGTGATGTCCTCTTGCGACGGCAGGGTTTTGGGGGTGGCAGGAGCATTCATATCGGTCACCTCATAGGGGGAGAAATTCAAATTGAAGTGAGTATAAACGAAATAACCAAAAACGAAATAACCGAAAAGTAAAAGTTTTCTTATTTGAATCATGTACTTAGCTTGGTTCCACGGCAGGAAAGTCGCGGGCAAAGTCTGTCTAAACCCAAAACTAACCCGTCTGAGCCTAAGGCCCTGAGAACTCGAATAGAGGCTCCTAAACAAATGGAGTCTCGCTGTGAAAAACCTTGTCTCAAATGTTCAGTCTGGACGGAAAGTTACCCGGCCTTTTCCGAACGTCGCCACCCGCATCGCTATCAACGAGCTCGAGCTCTCCCAGCGCTGGGGTCTTTCAGTCAAGACTCTGCGCCGCTGGCGGCAAGAAAAACTCGGACCCATTTTTTGCAAGATGGGTGCCCGGGTCACATATCTCATCTCTGAGATCGAAGCCTATGAGCGCCGCGTCTCGCGCCACTCCACTTTCACTTCGGTTTACCAATGAAGGGGGCTGTGACCATGACTGACCTCACCATCTTTCCTGCCGACATCGCCGAAATGTCCGTGAGCCAATTGGCCCAACTGACACCCGCTCAAAAACTTGAAGTCGATGTCAATCTGGAAAAAGCCATTGCGTGGCTCAAACAAGCCCGTACCAAGTTTGATGCGGCTTTGAAGCAGTGCTACGAAGAACAGGCCAAAGCGGCGCTTCTGGAATCTGGTCGCGACTTTGGCACTGCCCACATCAGCGACGGATCCCTGCGCATCAAGTTTGAGCTCCCCAAAAAAATCAGCTGGGATCAAAAGCAACTGGGCGAGATCGCCGAGCGCGTCGTGGCGTCAGGCGAGCAAGTCAAAAGCTACATCGATATCAAGTTGTCAGTTTCCGAATCCCGCTACACGAACTGGCCACCGGCGTTACAGCAGCAGTTTGCCGGCGCGCGCACCGTCGAAGCTGGCAAACCGTCATTCACCTTGAGCATTGATGAGGAGGCATTGTGATGCAGGGGCTGCAATTTCACCCGGTCAGTGAGCTCTTTCCGGGCATGCCCGAGGCTGAGTTCGACGCGTTGGTGGCCGACATTGCGGTCAACGGCTTACGCGAGCCCATTCACGTCATGGGAGACAGCATCATTGACGGTCGCCACCGATACCGCGCCTGCTTGCAGGCAGGCGTTGAGCCACGGTTCGTCATAGTGCCAGACGGCACCGACTTGAACGCCCTAGTCATCAGTTTGAATTTGCGCCGGCGCCACCTCTCTGAGAGCCAACGCGCCATGGTGGCGGCCAGAATGGCCAACATGCGACAAGGTCGTCGGACTGACCTTCAACCTTCGGCAAATTTGCCGGAAGTCTCGCAGCAGCAGGCTGCTCAAACGCTCAATGTATCTGAGCGCATGGTGCGTCTGGCCAAGTCGGTTCTCAGCGACGGGGTGGTTGAACTCACCCAGGCGGTCGACCAAGGCTCGCTTGCTGTCTCTGTCGCAGCCGATCTGACGCAATTGCCTGTGCAGGCTCAGCGCGAGGTCTTGACCCGCACCCCGCAGGAAATCCGCGCCATTGCCCAGGATGTGGGCAACCGTATCCAGAGCGCTGGTGTGGTCGGCCAGTCCGCTGTGCGCATCTTTGATGACGTTACCCAGACAACGGGACTCGACGGTACGCAGCAACTCGCCGTTGCCCAAGTCCTCAAGGAACAAGCAACGCCGCTGCCAACGCCGTCGCAGGCAAAGCGCATCGCATCCGAGGGTGCCAAAGGTCTTCTCGTGCTCGGCAGTGATGGCCGCTACCACACCGCACCGGGTGACCCCGATGAGAACGCACGCATGCAGCAATGGCTGAACTTGCGCGAGGGGCTTGAGCCTCTGGCCAATCTACGGTTTTCAGCAAACGAGGCCTTCGCCTGCATTCCTGCTTACCAACAGAAAAACGTCACCGCCTGGCTCACCAGCGCTGTGCCTTACCTCAATCAACTCAATTCACTCTGGAGCAACGCGCATGCGTAATTCAAATCTCACCCAACTTCGCGAGGCTGTCCGAAGCGAAATCCTACAGGCGTTCGATTGCCTGGGCTTTGCCAAACCGCGTGACATCGCCAAACTGGTCTGCTATGCCAACCCCGACAGCGTTGCCGCCATTGGCGCTCAGTTGGCAGAAAACGCCATCACTGACGTGGCCCGGCGTGAACTCAAAAACAGCACCAAAAGCTGTGAGTCGAGTATGCAGATGCTGCTCCCAGGCTTGCCCGAAGTGATGGCACGACTGCTGCCACCGGCCATCAGCATTCCCAGCGATGACGACTCCAACGACGAATGCGTCGTCTACAAGCCTCTGGCCAAGGTCACCTTTGGTGAGCTTGGTGCGCACCTGGACATGCTGACAAGCCAGATTCAGGCCGACATCAGTCGCCACCGCGCGCTCACTGAACTCCACGATATGGCCCTGTCCATGGGGGCCAATGTTCAGAGTTGCGTGTTCGATGTCCTCGGCGCCAGCGTGACGCTTGAAGCGGAGGTGGCATAAATGGCACTCCCAATCATCACCGCCGACGAGCGGCGCGCCCAGCGCCGAGGTGTCAAGATCGTCATTTTGGGTGTCAGCGGCATCGGCAAAACAACCCAGCTCAAATGCCTCGATACCCACTCCACATTGTTCATCGATTTGGAGGCGGGTGACTTGTCTGTCTCGGACTGGAACGGCGACTGCCTGCGCCCGCGCACCTGGCCCGAGTTTCGCGATCTGGTGGTCTATCTGGCCGGGCCCAACCCGGCGCTGCCCGAGCAGTCACCGTTTTCTCAGTCGCACTTTGACCATGTGTGCTCGATTTATGGCGACCCAGCCAACCTGGACAAGTACCAGACCTACTTTTGCGACTCCATCACGGCGCTCTCTCGGCTGTGCTTTAACTGGGCCAAGAGCCAGCCAGCAGCGTTTTCCGAGCGTACCGGCAAGCCCGATTCACGCGGTGCATATGGTCTTTTGGGCCAGGAAATGGTCACGGCATTGACCCATTTGCAGCACGCCCGTGGCAAGAACGTGGTGTTTGTGGCCATCCTGGACAGCAAGACAGATGACTTCGGTCGCAAGGTCTTTGTGCCCCAGATCGAGGGCAGCGCCACTGCATTGCAACTGCCCGGAATTGTTGACGAGGTGGTCACCTTGGCCGAAATCAAGGCCGATGACGGTAGCTCGTACCGGGCATTTGTCACCCAGACCATCAACCCTTACAGCTATCCGGCCAAAGACCGCAGCGGCCGTCTTGACCTGCTGGAGCCACCCGACCTGGGTGCGCTCATCGCCAAGTGCGCTGGCACTGGCACACCTGCACTGCACCCGCAAGCCCCAACCCTCACTGATTCCAAGGAGTAATTCAAATGAACGACAACAACACCAATGTCTGGTCAGACTTTAACGACGCACAAGCGCAGCAAACAGGCTTTAACCTGATCCCCAAGGGGGCACTCGTGCCGGTGCTGATGACGCTCAAGCCCGGTGGCCACTACGACGCCAGCCAAGGCTGGTCGGACGGCTATCCCACCCAGTCACCCAAGACGGGTGCGGTCTATCTGGCCGCCGAGTTTGTGATCACCGGCGGCGAATATGCCAAACGCAAGGTGTGGTCAAACATCGGTCTGTACTCACCCAAAGGGCCAACCTGGACGCAGATGGGCCGAACTTTTGTGCGCGCCGCACTGAACAGCGCTAGAGGCGTCCTGCCGCAAGACAACAGCCCTCAGGCTGCTGCTGCCCGTCGTATCCAGGGTTTTGCCGACCTCGATGGTCTTGAGTTTGTCGTGCGCGTCGATATCGAAAAAGATGACCGGGGTGAAGATCGTAACGTCGTCAAGACGGCCATCGAGCCTGACCACCCAGAGTACGCGCGCACCATGGGGGTGCCTTCCAAATTGACAGCCAGCGCGTCAGTGCACGGCAGTCCTGCAGCCTTCGCAGCGCCAGCCAATAGCCCGGTCGCGCCTGAGCCCCAACGCGCGCCTGTTTCCGGCAAACCCGCCTGGGCGCAGTAAGGAGGAGCCAGCCATGAACGCCACATCACCCCTGTCGCAGGCATATTACCCAGCCTGTTTCAGTGACGCGTCGCAGTACCAGCAGTGGCGCGCCGCTGCCAGAAAGGCCAAAGCTGGTGCGAGCGACTACTGCACCGATTGCACGCGTGAGTACCAGCGCGAAATGATCAAGCAGTCCCGCTGCGCCCATCCTAAAACCCGATTCTTTGTCGACTGCGACGGTTTTACGGAAGGCCGTCGCCCGATCAATGAGCGCCTCTTTAACGACAAGACGAAAGGCAGGCGATGAAATGCTGGGTCTGCTCTCGTCAAGCCCGGGGCTACGGTCATACCGACACCCGGCACCGCACAGGACAGGCCCAGCGGTATCCGCTGGACTGGGTTTTCTGCTCCGAGCGTTGCCAGAAGGCGTTTCACGCCATGTACGGCAACTGGGTACGTCTGCAAGACGACCTGATCGACAGCAAGGGGGCGACCATGGTCAATCTCTCTGAGGTCGAGCACAGCGCCATGGTCAAGTGCCTCAAGGCCTTCGGCGAAGCAGCCGGGGCCATTGGATTCACAAAACCACTTGGTGACTATTCTGAATCCGAGGCTTTGAAGGTGATCGATTCCATCGTCACCTGCTTTACGCAGGCCATGGTCGAGCACCATGAGAAGTCCAAATACCCACCAGTGCGGGGTCTTCCTGAAGTGGCTGACCCGATGGCCAATCCGTTTTACGAATTGGAAAGCGACCTGCCTTGGGAGGACGCATCTGTGCATGCGACCACTTCAAATGTGAGGAAAAAGTGATGCAAAAAGATGCTATCGATCAACCTGACTCGGGCCGGGTCATTGCGCGTCGCCAACCCCGGCCTTTGACTGTCCGACTGTGGAGTCGGGTCGATAAGAGTGCTGGCGCTGATGGTTGTTGGCTGTGGAAGGGAAGCGTCAATGACAGAGGCTATGGGCAGATACGCGATGAGCCTATAGGGAATGCCATTCGTGGAATCAAGACAACAACCCACCGTGCAGCTTGGACTTTAACCCACGGAACCATTCCAGAGGGCATGGATGTCTGCCACCGGTGTGACACCCCCAACTGCGTGAATCCATCACACCTGTGGCTTGGAACCCATGCTGAAAACCTTGGAGATATGAAGACCAAAGGTCGAGCGGCTCGTGGTGACCGCAGTGGCACTGCACGTCTGAATTCAAAGCAGGTACGTGTGATTCGTAAGTTTTTGAGTGCCGGAGGATGCGCCCGAACTGATCTTGCTGTGCTCGTTGGTGTGAGCACCAGCACCATCAACAACATAGCAAATAACCTGACCTGGAGGCATATTGATGCTGGACTTTAACCATCGACCATCGTTTCAGGATCGTTTGACACAACTTATTGACACAGCACTGGATTTAGAACGATCTGGTCAAGTGCAGCGTGATTACTTGGGCGCATCTCGGCTTGGCGTGAACTGCGAACGAGCACTTCAGTACGAATTCACACACGCGCCTGTCGACCCCGGACGTGGGTTTCCAGGGCGGATACTGCGTGTTTTCGAAGTTGGCCACGTACTTGAGGATTTGGTCGTTCGCTGGTTGCGGCTATCTGGATTCGAACTCTACAACCAAAAAGCAAATGGCAGTCAATTTGGCTTTTCGGTACTCGACGGGCGACTTAAGGGCCATGTAGACGGAATCATCACAGCCGCACCACCCGAGCTTGGTCTGACTTTCCCCATGCTTTTTGAATGCAAAACGATGGCGGACAAGTATTGGAAAGCGTGCGTCAAGTCAGGTGTTGCCGTAGCAAAACCGATTTACGCCGCTCAGATTTCAATTTACCAAGCCTACATGGAAGGCACTGTTGAGGGCATCAGCGTCAATCCGGCTCTTTTGATCGCCATCAACAAGGACACCCAGGACATCTACGCCGAGTTGGTGCCGTTCGATGCGGCACTGGCCCAGCGCATGTCCGACCGGGGTGTGAAGGTGATCACTGCCACCGAGGCAGGTGAGTTGCTGCCCCGGGCATACCTCGATCCAACCCACTTTGACTGCAAGTTTTGCGCATGGCAAGACCGCTGCTGGAGGACAACCCAATGAACACAAAAAACCAAGAATTCCAAATTGATGCCGAGCCCATGATCGATGCCAAGCAGGCCGCGTGCGCACTGCGGCTGCCCCTGTACTGGTTTGGCGACCCCAAGATGCGCACCAAACACCGCATTCCACATTACCTGCTGGGCGGCTTGGTGCGCTTTCGCATGAATGAGCTGAGCAGTTGGGTGGCCAGCAGCAGATCGGTTGGCAACTTGCAAGCTCAAGAGTCGGAGGGGCTCTGCCATGATGGACTTTAACGACGCAACACCGGTACCACCCCAATGCAGTGAGAGCCGTCGTGCAGAGATTCGCGCCAGCTTGCTGCTACGGCTGGAGTCGGTGCTGATGGACTTGTTTCCCGCTGGCAAGATCAAGCATGGGAAGTTCTACATTGGCGACATTCATGGCAGTCCGGGCGACAGCTTGGAGATCGTGCTCACTGGCGAGAAGGCGGGGCTGTGGACAGATCGTGCGACAGGGCAGGGGGGTGACATATTTGACCTGATTGCTGTCCATCAGTCGATCAACGTCCACTCCGACTTTGCTAAGGTGCTCAGCGTTGCGGCGCAACTGGTCGGCAAAGTGCCGGCGCAGGCAACGCGCAAACGCAAATCTGAGCCCGCCATGGATGAACTCGGTCGAGCCACGGCCAAGTGGGAGTACCAAGACGCTGCGGGCAAGTTGATCGCCATCGTGTACCGCTATGACCCACCCGGGCAGAAGAAGGAGTTCCGCCCCTGGGATGTCAAACGCAAGAAGGCGGCACCCCCTGATCCACGGCCACTCTACAACCAGCCCGGCATGCTCAAGTCAGAGCTGGTGGTCGTGGTCGAGGGTGAAAAGTGTGCCAAAGCGCTGATCGATGCGGGCATCTGCGCCACTACCGCCATGCATGGAGCCAACGCGCCAGTGGACAAAACCGACTGGTCACCCTTGGCAGGCAAGACCGTGCTGATCTGGCCCGACAAGGACGAGCCGGGGCTGGCCTATGCGCATGCGGCTGGGCAGGCCGCTCTGGCTGCGGGCGCGCTTTCCTGTGCTGTCTTGCAGCCACCAGCCGAGCGACCCGTTGGATGGGACTGCGCCGATGCGCTGCAACCATCGCCCGAGGACTCTACTGAGGCCGACTTCGATGTGCATGGCTTTGTTCTATCGGGCCCCAGGGTTGCCTTGCAACAGAGCAGCTCCGCAATCGCAAAAGGCGCGGCCAAAGCTGCCAGCGCACAGTTGTTCAAGAATCTGGACTGGTCAACCGAGGACGGCATTTGCACCGCCTTCACCCGGCACTTTGGCAAGGACTGGCGTTACTGCGCGCAGTGGGGCAAGTGGTTCGCATGGAACATGCAGCGCTGGAACGAAGACCTGGTGCTCTATGTGAACCACATCATTCGTGGGGTCTGCCGCGCCGCATCCAATCGCGCAAGCTCGGATCGCACCAAAACCAAGCTGGCGAGTTCTTCAACCATGTCAGCTGTGGAGCGCATGGCGCGCAGCGAGCCCACCCATGCTGCGCTGGCCAACGACTGGGATGCCAATGTCTGGCTGCTCAACACGCCCGCCGGTGTCGTTGATCTGCACAACGGCCAATTGCGCCCACCCCGGCGCGAAGACCTGATGACCAAGATCACCACGGCCAGCCCAGTGTGGGGCTCGGGGTGCCCGAATTGGCTCGTGTTTCTCGATCAGGTCACCGGCGGTGATAAAGACCTGGTGAGCTACTTGCAGCGGGTCTTTGGCTACTGCTTGACCGGCTCCACCCATGAACACGCGCTGTTCTTCCTGTACGGCACTGGAGCCAACGGAAAGTCTGTGTTCATTAATGTGTTGACCACCATTCTTGGTGACTACGCTACCAACGCACCGATGGACACCTTCATGGAGTCGCGCGGCGACCGCCACCCCACCGATCTGGCCGGGCTGCGTGGCGCGCGCATGGTCTCGGCCACCGAGACCGAGCAAGGCAGACGCTGGGCGGAGTCCAAGGTCAAGGAGATCACCGGTGGCGATGCGGTAACGGCACGTTTTATGCGCCAGGACTTCTTTACCTTCTTCCCCATGTTCAAACTGCTCATCGCAGGCAACCACAAGCCCACGATTCGCAACATCGACGAGGCCATGCGGCGCAGACTGCACCTGGTGCCGTTCACCATCACCGTGCCACCGCAAAAGCGTGACAAACACCTCCAGGCAAAACTGCTCATGGAACGCGATGCCATCCTGGCGTGGGGCCTGCAGGGCTGCCTGGAGTGGCAAAAGTCAGGATTGAATCCGCCCAAGTGCGTGCGCGATGCAACCGAGGAGTACTTCGAGGAGGAGGACGCTGTGGGCGAGTTTATTGACGACGAATGTCAGCGCTCACCCCACTCCAAGGAACCCATCTCGGCGGTCTACCAACGCTGGAAAGACCGCGCTGAAAGCCGGGGCGAGTTCGTCGGTTCGAGTCGCTGGTTGACCCAGCAACTCTTGTCGCGCGGATTTGAGCGTGATCGACTTGGTACAGGCGCGAAGGCCATCAAAGGGCTGTTTTTGCGCGCAAAAACCTCGCAATACGCGAGTCAATATGCGGATAACTAACGACCAACTTCGGTCGAAAAAGTTAGCTAACTCATTGATTTATATACATCACCGACCGAACTGCACCGTAATTTCCATTCCCGCTCACGCCTGCGCGCGGCCGAGACAACTTATCGGAAATTCGGTGCAGTTCGGTCGGAACTCAAAAGGACACGTCATGAACACCCTATCCCTCACCCAAAAACTCAACACCCTCGTGGCTAACTTCGAGTGGCAATGCGGACGCACCATCCCCGCTGTGACGCCAGTTCTGGACCTTTACAGGGAGTACTGCGACTGGTCAGAACTCCATCACCAGCCGATACAGGGTATCGACGAGTTCTTGCTGCAATTGACGCTTCGTAATGACTGCATTCCCTGCCGTTTACCCGACGGCAGCGTGGCGGTTCTGGGCATCGCACTGAAGATGGCCAGAGGAGTTGTGCAATGAGTGCCACCACCATCTTGGCCCTGGATCTGGGCACAACCACTGGCTGGGCTCTGCGCCCTCAGCACGGCCCCGTTGCCCACGGCTTTGTCAGCTTCAAGTCCCAACGCTTCGAAGGCGGCGGCATGCGCTTCCTGCGCTTCAAGCACTGGCTCGCAGAAATCAAAACGATGACTGGCGAGATCAACGCTGTCTACTTCGAGGAAGTGCGCCGCCACGTTGGTGTCGATGCCGCCCACGTTTACGGCGGCTTGATGGCCACACTGACCACCTGGTGCGAGCACCACCGCATCGCGTACCAGGGCGTGCCAGTGGGCACGATCAAAAAACACGCCACGGGCAAAGGCAACGCTGGCAAGGCAGAGGTCATCGCCGCCATGTGTGCACTGGGCCACCCCGTCACCGACGACAACGAAGCCGATGCCCTGGCCATACTGCACTGGGCGATGGATACGCAGGAGGTATGAAATGAAAGTCCCAACCCACCCCTACCAATGCCCGCTGGGTCGCTTGCAGCCCAGCGTGACCGACCTCGACGCGATGAAGCAACGCGGCTGGCGTGACCAAAACATCCTGGTCGTCAACGCACATGACACACGGCTGGACTACCTCGAGCGCGAACTGGTGCGACGCATCGGCGAGCGACTCTACGGCCAAGGAGATCGTCATGCAAAGGCTTAAATCGGCTCCTGAGGCAAAAACAACCAGACACCCTTATGCGGGTAGCCATGATGCGGAAAAATCGCTTGCAGGCCCGTTTAAGCCTTCTTGCAAGCATACCGGTGTCTGGAGCGCACAGGCCGTGGCCAACCGCTTCGAGGACGCTGCGGTCACCGCCAGACGTCTGCCCTCGGCCAACGTGCAGGGCTACTTCAACGCCTGGCCCACCATCGTGCGCTGCCAGTGGGAGTTGCTCGCCCGCGATGAGCATGTGGTCTGCCGCTTCCCACCAACCCCACAAGACGTGCAGGACATGCTCGAAGTCATGCTCTGGGTGCAGTGGCTCGAAGTGCAGCAGCGTCACCTGGTCTGGATGCGCGCCAAGCGCTACGGCTGGCGTGACATCTGCACGCGCTTTGGCATGTGCCGCACCACTGCCTGGCAGCACTGGCAAAAGTCACTGCAATTGATCGCTGACAAGCTCAACGCGAGTCGCAAAAGGTGATGTTTAAGACGGCAAAGCGACAAAAATGGTCCAAGACAAAAGGCCAGGGAGAGCAACGCATTGGGCACTTGTCCAAAATTTAGCCGCTTTGTCCTTTTGGCTTTCAAAGCACACTTAAACAACCAGGCTTTTTTCCGGTACATTTACAGCTATGGATTGAAAAAACCGTCGGTAATAAGCCACTGCAGTTCGAAAGCGAGGGGTCCTTCCTGGCCAAAATCCTATGCGGTTGGTTGGAGCGCAAGACTCGCCCACCGACAGAGTGCAAACCGAGGTTTGCAGGGGTTTGCAGGTTTGCACCAGCAGCATGGTTTGCACCTTGGTACCAAAGGGGGGGAATTCCATTCACACCCTTTGCCGACCTGACATCCAGGTTTTCGTTTCCTGATTTTTTCTGAACCCGCCCTCGGCATCGTCTGACGGCGGGTTCTCTCGTTGAACTCCTGCGCTTGGGTAGTCCCTTGCGATCCTGGCGGCCCGTCATAGGTTTCACAGACCTGTGCGGGCCGCACCTTTTTGGAACACACAAACCCGTGAATTCACTCATCGTTGAGTACCGCAAGGTTGACGCATTGATTCCGTTTGCCCGAAATCCCCGCACCCACAGCCCAGAGCAGATTGCCAAAGTGGCAGCGAGCATTGCTGAATTTGGCTGGACAAATCCGATTCTGGTCGATGGCGAGAACGGGGTGATAGCCGGACACGGCAGGCTCGCGGGTGCGCGCTTGCTTGGACTGACCGAGGTGCCGGTGATCGAGCTGGCACACCTGTCGCCCACCCAGAAGCGCGCCTATGTGATCGCCGACAACCGCACCGCAGAGTTGGCAGGCTGGGATGAAGAGATGCTGGCCCTCGAACTCACCGAGTTGTGCGAGTCCGGCTACGACCTGGCGCTGACCGGGTTTGATGACGACGAGATCGAAGCCATGATGGCCGAGCACATCGATGGCGATGCAGGTGACGATTCAGCAGGCAATGGCGAGTCCGAAGATGCACCTGACGCCGGTGACGATGTACCAGACGCGCCGGTCAACCCGGTATCGCGAACCGCTGACATCTGGTTGCTCGGCGCGCACCGTCTGATTTGTGGGGACGCCGGTGACCCGGCAGTGATAGCCACCTTGATGCAGTCCGAAAAAGCCAGCCTGTGCTTTACCTCGCCGCCCTACGGCAACCAGCGTGACTACACCAACACCATCGTCGATTGGGACGCGCTCATGCGCAGCGTCTTTGCGCGAGTGCCGCTGGCCGCCAACGGACAGTTGCTGGTCAACCTGGGCCTTATCCACCGCGAGCAGGAAGTGGTGCCTTACTGGGATGGGTGGATGAACTGGATGCGAACCCAAGGCTGGCGGCGTTTTGGCTGGTACGTCTGGGACCAAGGGCCGGGCTTGCCCGGTGACTGGAGCGGGCGATTGGCTCCGGCCTTTGAGTTCGTATTTCACTTCAACCGCAAGGACTCCGAGGTGCGCAGACCCAACAAAAACGTGCCTTGTATCTACGCTGGGCGCGACACCCATCTGCGCGGTGACGGCACCAGCGCCGGTGGCATGCGCAACAAGGATGGCAGCAAGACCGGCTGGAACCACGTAGGCACGCTCACCCAGGACACCAAGATCGCTGACTCGGTGATTCGCATCATGCGCCACAAGGGCAAGATCGGTCAGGACATTGATCACCCGGCGGTGTTTCCGGTGGCACTGCCCCAGTTCGTGCTGGAAGCGTACTCGGATGCCGGTGACATTGTGTTCGAGCCATTTTGCGGCAGCGGCACAACCATGCTGGCCGCGCAGCGCAGTGGTCGCCAGTGCCGACTTATTGAAATCGCGCCGCAGTACGTGGACGTAGCCATCAAGCGCTTCCAGCAAAACTTTCCCGATGTGCCGGTGACGCTCGCATCAACCGGCCAGAGCTTCAATGCAGTCGCCGCAGAGCGACTTGCGCGAGCAACCCCACCAATTGAACCCGCAGAGGTAAATCCATGAGTGCATCCTGGCTGGCCAACAAAATCGAGCAGTGGCCGATCGCCAAATTGCTGCCTTACGCCAGAAATGCCCGCACCCATTCTGATGAACAGGTTGCTCAGATTGCTGCGTCCATCGTGGAGTTTGGCTTTACCAACCCCATTCTGGCTGGCAGTGACGGCATCATCGTGGCGGGCCATGGTAGATTGACTGCCGCGCAAAAGCTCGGGCTCGATGTTGTACCGGTGGTCGTACTCGAACATCTGACACCCACCCAGCGCCGAGCCCTGATCATTGCGGACAACCGCATTGCTGAAAACGCAGGCTGGGACGATGCGATGCTGCGGGTGGAACTCGATGCCCTGCGCGATGACGATTTTGATTTGTCTCTGACCGGTTTTGATGCGGACGCACTGGCCGACCTGTTCGAGGGCGAGGAAGGCGACACGGGCCAAACCGGTGACGATGAGGTACCTCAAGTGCAAGAGGCAGCCATCTCGCGCCCTGGCGACGTGTGGCTGCTCGGTGGCCACCGTGTGCTGTGTGGCGATGCCACCGATGCCAAGAGTTATGAGGTGCTGCTGCAAGGCAAAGAGGCGGACATGACGGTCACCGATCCGCCCTACAACGTCAACTACGCCAACAGCGCCAAGGACAAGATGCGCGGCAAAGACCGCGCCATCATCAACGACAACTTGGGCGACGGCTTTTATGACTTCCTGCTGGCGGCCCTCAAACCCATCATGGCCAACTGCACCGGCGCGGTCTACGTGGCCATGTCGTCGAGTGAGCTCGATGTGCTGCAAGCAGCGTTTCGCCAGGCCGGAGGCAAGTGGTCCACCTTCATCATCTGGGCCAAGAACACCTTCACGATGGGCCGCTCGGACTACCAGCGCCAGTACGAACCGATTCTGTACGGTTGGCCCGAAGGGGCGAGTCGCCACTGGTGTGGTGACCGGGACCAGGGCGATGTCTGGCAGATCAAGAAGCCGCACAAGAATGAACTTCATCCGACTCAAAAGCCAGTTGAAGTACTTGAGCGCGCCATTCGCAACTCCAGCCGCCCAGGTGACGTGGTGCTCGACCCGTTTGGCGGCTCGGGCACGACGCTCATTGCTGCGCAGAAGTCTGGCCGCACGGCACGCCTGATGGAGCTTGATCCGAAGTACGTCGATGTGATTGTTCGCCGTTGGCAGGAATACGCTGGGGCGCAGGCGGTGCGCGAAGCCGATGGCGTGCGTTTCGATGACCTGCTCGGCGCGGTGGATGCTGCCGATGAAGTGGATGCCGAGGTGGCGCTGTGAAGCAGTCGCGCGCGATGTCGCTGGTGGAGGCCGTGACCAACGTGCTGGTGGGCTACGGCGTGGCGGTGATGACGCAGGTGCTGGTGTTTCCGCTGTTTGGTCTGCACGCCACGCTGCGTGACAACCTGACCATTGGGCTGGTGTTTACTGCAGTTTCTCTGCTCAGGAGCTACTTGCTCCGCCGCGCGTTTGAGGCCTGGCGTGTGCGTCAGTCCTTGCGCGTGTCTGCAAATTCCGGATAGAGATCACCGCTGCTGATGTCGGTCACATAGCGCATGTTGGCGAACTCGCCTTGGGTGTCGGCCAGGATGACGCCACCCACCGATTGGATGGCCACACCGTACAGGCGCGAGAGTTGGGTCAACTCGCGCATGAACGTGTCGTAGTTGGCTTGGATGCCGTGGTTGACGGGTGCGCAGGCCATGTTGATCCTGTTACGGTCAGTTGTTGAAAATGGCCAGCACCTCATCCAATCCGGCATCGACCCGCCCGAGGTCACCGACATGGCCCCAGTGGATGGTGTCGGGGTCATGGCCAAAGTGATTATCCGCCAGTTGCTGCAGTGCTTCGATCTTGCTGCGAATGGCGGCGTTGCGCTGGAGGTAGGCATCGAGGGCGGTTTGCTGGGTGGTGGTCATCTTCATCTCCTTCGGGTGGTTCGTTGCGATGCCTCTAGTAACGCGCTGTTTGCTTGAGAAGCCAAGTCAATTTCGAACATTTTTGAATCTTTTCTTGGATGCGCAAATTTGCGCACCCTGTGGCTTGGATAGGGATCAGGCCAGCATTTTTTCTGCCAAGGCGTAGGCGTGCTCCTTCATCTTGGAGCCCGGGCCAAACCATGCAGCGTTGAGCCGGTTGTCCCGGATGCGCCCCTTGTCGTGATCGAGGTAATGGGTGGTGGCGTGCAGCAAACCCCAAAGTGTGCCGTCAATGGCGTCTTGGCCGCTGCCCAGTTGCGCGCCGCTGAACAACTCGGTGATGCGCTGGTAGCCTTTGGATTTGCGTACCTGCTCGGGGCTGTAGTCTTTGCCGTAGGGCATAAAAGGCTCAAAGAGTTCTTGCAGCCACGCGTCGACCTCGGTGTCCTTGATTTTGCGTGTGGCCATCAAACCGGCCTGCATCTTGAACCTATCCCATGAGTTCAGTGCGAGCCCCAAATCGGCGCGCACACTGGCCGGATCGAAGATGGCCTGGTGCGAGATAGTGACCTGCTTCTGCCCTGCATCGTTTTTGAGGCTGGCCTGCAAGGTGTTGTTGCACACCACCCGCACCGTGGTGAATTTGGCAAGCGTTGCCATGGAGCCGTCAAAGCTGGTGGCCAGCAGCAAGAATGGTGCAACCTCGTCGTCGAGGATGCGCGCGTTCTCGCCAACCCGGGCCAGTGCCCAGATGCGCCGACCTTCCTTGAGGGAGCCAACCGTCTCGATCTGGAATCCGCCAGACTGGGCCAACTCGCCAAAGAAGCCCAGGATGTCGGCGGGTTGCACGGTGCGGTAGTCGGCAGAGACTACCGACAAAGGCAATCCGGTGTCGCTGCGGTACAGGACATGCTTCTCAGCAAAGGCCTGCGCGCTTTGCGTGACCTCGCTTTGGTAGATGACCGGTGCGCGCAGTGCCTGCCAGTCCAGGCCTGCTGCTTTGCGCCAGGTTTGCGCGTCGGCGTTGAGATCGGAAGAGCACACGTCTGAACTCCAGTCACACGTGAATCTCGTATGCCGTCTTCTGCTAGAAAAA